GTTGAAGTTCGATAAACTTTGCCGTTTCGATCCAGACTTCATCTCTGGTACAACTAACGTTGCTATCGCTGCTGTTGCTGTATCTGCTTCTGCGGACCTTGATACAGATAACTTGATCGGAGTTAACATCTCTGGTGCTCCTTGGACCACGGCTGGTAACGGTCAGGGCTCCTGCGTGTTGGTTCGTCGTTTGACAACCTTCTCGGGTAGTAATAGTGGTCTACATCAGGCTGGCGATGCAAAGGATCACATTCTTTTGTTTGCTGCTTCGATCGACGGTCTCCGAGCGCCAAGTCTTCTCAAGAACGACTTGAAGGGCATCTCCGCCGCTGGCGTGACCGTGCACTATCCAAGAAAGGATAATCTTGGTAATGTTAACCGCTCGAATGCCCAAGGTGCCATCGTCGGTGCAACTGACTGGCCTTTGGAAAATGAGGGCGACCTCCCTGAGATCGACATCAAGGTCGACTCCGTGAGCGTCACTGCTGTAACCAAGAAGCTCAAGGCTAAGTGGACACCTGAGTTGGGTCAAGACCTCAACGCTTACCACAACCTTGACGCTGAGGTTGAGTTGACTTCGATTCTCTCCGAGCAAATTGCTCTTGAGATCGATCGCGAGATCCTGAGTGACCTCGTACAGGGTGCTAAGGCTGGTAAATACTACTGGAGCCGTAGCCCTGGTATGTTCCTGAACCGTGAGTCTGGCGAGGAGATTGGTGCTACCACCGCTGCTCCTGACTTCACAGGTACAGTGAGCGAGTGGTATGAGACTCTGATCGAGACTATCAATGATATCTCGGCTCAGATCCACCGCAAGACGCTCCGCGGCGGCGCAAACTTCGTAGTTTGCTCCCCCGAGGTTGCTTCTATCCTTGAGTTCACCGCCGGTTACCGTGCTAGCGTTACTGTCGATTCCGATCGCGGTACTGTTGGCGCTGTGAAGGTTGGTAACCTCAGCAAGAAATGGGATGTCTATGTTGATCCTTACTTCCCCAGAAACGTTGTTCTGGTTGGTCGTCGTGGCAACAGCTTCCTTGAGAGTGGCTATGTCTACGCTCCATACGTCCCACTACAGGTCACACCTACCATCTTTGGTGTCGAGGACTTCGTACCCCGTAAGGGCGTCATGACTCGCTACGCCAAGAAGATGGTCCGACCCGATATGTACGGTCTGGTCATTTGTCGTGGTCTGCTTGGTCTGTCTGGCAACTAAGTCTAACTTAGTTTAGCTAGAAAACTAGCAACTATAAGGCCCTGTCCCACTAGTTGGGATGGGGTCTTTTTTTGTCTAATATATGGTCTATTTCGGATATTTAGAACTAATTACATTAATCATTTGAATTTTTTCTCCTAAGGCCGAGGCCGCTGGTCATAGGGGGGTTAGCCGAGGCGGCTGGTTAACTTCCGTGAATTAATTCAAGTTATTGCAATAATTTTTCATGATATAGGAGGAATAAATTATGGGTAGTAGAAGATTAAGCAAGGATCGCGTAACCGCGCTTCTGAAGAGCCTGGTCGGTACTAAGATCGACCTTGGTAAGAGCACTATTTTGCACAAGAGGCCCGTCGAGGCTTTGACAAATGCTGCTGCTGTTACCAGAACACTTCAGGCCCAAGAGTCTGGAACTTTGTTCACAGTAAACTTGGCTACTGTCGACAACGACATCACTTTGACATTGCCTGCCGCTGCATCCAGCGCCGGCGTGTTTTTTGATTTTTGCGTCTTGGCTAACTCTGATGATGATGCCGACTTGGTTATCACCACAGGTGCCAATGGTACTGATATCTATGGTGGTATTATTACATTGGACGCTAACAGCACAGTGGACGCGTTTAATGGTATCTCCAAGATTACCGTTGACGGTTCGGTAGCTCAGACTTCCGAAGGTTTGATGATGTCGCTGCTTTGCGACGGAACAAATTGGCATCTCAGTGGTCACATCGCGACCGCTGTTGGTACTGTTCACCTTGTTGGATCTGCAAGCGCCTAACAGAAAAGTACAGTTATCACTATGCTTTACTATCCCTTTCCCCTCGTTGGGAGAGGGATTTTTTATTAAAAGTGATATTATGCTCGCAAGAAACTACTTAAAATATCAAGGAGTGTTTAATATATGACCCAAGCTCTTCGCCCTGTAAGTAAAACTAGCACAACGGTGTTGCCCTCTAATGGCACACACTCTAATGTTGTCTCTAGTTTGCCTTTTGGTATATACGTATCTCACCCTTTTGTTTCCGGTGCTGTGGACCAAGTGGCCTACACATACAGGAAGCTTGGCGGCGATGTATTAGACATAGAATTAAAAGAAACTCAGATTTATGCTGCTTACGAAGAGGCAGTACTAGAGTATTCTTATATTGTAAACGTTCATCAAGCAAAGAACTCAATTAACAGCATGCTTGGCAATACCACAGGCTCATTCAATCAGGATGGACAACTAGTCTCTGGTCATTCGCTGTCGGGTTCGAATATAGCGCTAAAATACCCAAGATTTGAATTTGGCTATGCAAAGAAGGTTTCTAATGCTTCCATAGCAGAAATCGGCCTGGGTGGCGATAATACACTATATTCTGCTTCTTTTGATGTTACAAGCGGCCAGCAAGAGTATGATTTGCAAAATATAATCTCTGGTAGTGCCGTTTCTGGTTTGGATGACGGCACCGGCGGTCCCAACAAATATGGTGGTCCAGGCAAAAATAAAGTGGGAAACAAGAAGATTCTTGTTAAAAGAGTTTATTATAAGACAGCTAGAGCGATGTGGAGATTTTTTGGTTATTATGGCGGCATCAATGTTTTGGGTAATATGACAACCTATGGACAGTTCGCAGATGATTCAACGTTCCAGGTCGTGCCAGTTTGGCAAAATAAACAACAAGCCATGGCCTACGAAGACGCTATATACACAAGAATTTCGCATTATTCGTATGAACTGAGGGATAATAAGATCAAGCTTTATCCCACACCCCCCAAGGGAGACTTAGATTTTCAACAAATGTGGATCGAGTTCTCCGTACAGAAAGACGCTTGGGAAGAGAATCCTCGCTCAACTGAGGGAATCGAGGGTGTCAACAATATGAATACGCTGCCGTTTGAGAATATTCCATATAACAATATTAATAGTATTGGTAAGCAGTGGATCAGGAGGTTTGCTCTATCATTGGCTAAGGAGATGCTTGGTCAAATTAGAGGAAAGTTTTCTACAATTCCAATCCCCGGAGATTCAGTCACCTTGAATGCCTCAGACTTGCTAGCTCAAGCCAAAGAAGAGCAGCAGGCTTTGAGAGAAGAGTTAAAGACCACCTTGGACGAAATGCTCTACAAGAAGGTTATGGAAGACACCGCTGCCATGACCGATAGTGCTACGAAGATAAATCAGGGAATCCCTGTTTTGTCGGTTTATATGGGGTAATTGATACATGGCGCACAACAAATGGAAACAGCCTGCGAATCCTCCCGCCCCCCTATTTTTAGGCAAAAA